GGAAGAAATAGGGATATGAATATAAAGCTGTAGTAGACAGAGTAGTAGATGGTGACACAATAGATGTCACCATTGATTTAGGATTTAGTGTTTGGAAAAAAATGAGAGTCCGGATGGAAGGTATTAATACACCTGAATCACGAACTAGAGATTTGGAAGAAAAAAAGCGTGGTTTAGCTGCTAAAGATCGATTAAAAAGCATTTTAGAATTTAATAATAATAAATGTGTTTTAAAAGTTTCTGGAGTGGGTAAATATGGTAGAGCCCTAGCTACAGTTTTAGTAGAATCTCTTTCTCCATTAAATGGAGAAGACGGTATTACATTAATTGACGTAAATAAACAATTAATAGAAGAGGGTCACGCTGTTGAATATTGGGGCGGAAAACGGTAATTTTTTATTATTTTTATATATTTATAACAAAACTATTCTATGGCCAACGATAATTTTTACGGATATAAAAGAAACCCTAAAAAAGTTAAAACTAAAACTGGTATGAGGGGTTCAGTTGATTTAGATTTTGAATCTATTAATCCCTATGAATTTAAAAAGGGAATGAACGCTGAATTAGCTAAAATGGGTACTGAATTAAGAGAATCCAGTGAAGAACAAAGAGAAAAGGCTACAGAAACTGTTGTAAAAAATCTACAAAAAACCCAGGCTTACTATTCTTGTATGGAACACTATGAAACCGTTACTAGAAACATGGAAGGTAGAAAGCCTACATTTAATGCCTTTTTAAAAGAAATGGAAGGTTATAAAATGAAAGAAGTAAAAGAAAAATTTACTGTAGATAAAATGAAAGAAATAAAACTCAGAGAATCTATTAGAGCTGAGGTTAGAAATAAAATACAAGAACTTTTTAAAACGAAGTAAAATGACTATTGAAGAATTAAACAAATTAATCAAGGAAGAGCTTGAAGCTTATCTTGGTGAAGAAGAAGGTGAAGAAGAAGGTGGTGATGATATTGAAGTAACCACTGATGAACCTGAAGCTAAGGATGATGAAGCCTTAGATACCTTAAGACAAATTTTTAATATGCTTAAGCCTATAGTTGAACCTGAAGGAGATGAAGAACCAGAAATGGATATGGATTCTGATGAAGGTGAAGAAGATATGGAAGATGAAGCTGATGAAGATATGAATGAAGGTAAAGACGATGAGAAAGACGAAGACATGAAAGAGGGAAAGGATGACGAGAAGGATGAAGACATGAAAGAGGGTAAAGATGATGAAAAAGATGAGGATATGAAAGAAGGAACTAACTCATTAAACGAATCATTTGATCAACTTGCTCGCTTTAAAAAACTCGCTAATATAAAATAAACTTACTTCAATGGTCAATATAGACGCTTTATTGAGCGAATGGGCATACCGATGCAAGAAGGGCTATCCAGATTTGGATAGCCCCTCTGATCTTAAAATTTTAAAGTCTATTTTAAAAGAACAAGGAATTTCATTACCAGAATTCCAAAAACAAGTTATAGTTGAAGAAGATGATAGAACATCTGTAGAAAAGGATTTTGAAAAATTTGATGATGAGTTAGATAAAAAAGATATTGATCCATGTTCTGCTTTAAAAGATCAAATAGCTGATCTTATAGATGATATGGTTGCTAGGGGTGAATTAGATCCTAATAATACTAAACAAATCGCTAAATTAGTAGGCAGAACATGTGCTTTTAGGTTAGAACCCATTTTAAGGAAGCATTTAACGGATAAAGGGTTTAGTGCTTTAATACTAAAACAATATGCCCAGCAAATCAGAGATTTAACTGAAGATGAAACTTCAGAAGATAGAAAAACATTTGCTGATTATGTTCGTAATACTTCTAAACAGATTAATTTACCCGAAAAAACCCGTGGTAACTTAAAAGCTGAAATGAGAAAATCAGGGTTACCTGATGGTATTGTTACTAAATTAATAACACATACAGCTCAAGATGAAGGTAAAAAGGGAGTAGGTATGGGTGAATTAGCCTTAGCTATAGTATTCAAAAATATTACGGATTCAATAGGTAAAGGAGATTTAGCATTAGATGGAGAATATTTTGAAATTAAAGCCCAAGCCGCTACTTTAGGGGCTAAACCTGAAGCTTTTAAGGCATCCTTAGATACTGTAAAAAGATTTGAAACTTATGGTTTAAAGAGAGAATCAGTACCAAATAAAAAAGGCACTGGTTCTACTGTTAAATTAACATTTAAAGGCATTGCTTATAAATTAAATGCCTTTACAGAAGTATTACCTTTAGTATATCAAGCTACTGATGATAAAGAAGGTTTAGAATCCTTGGTTAAAGAAATGCTTATAAATGATGCTAAACATTCTCCTGAAGCAGTAGAGTTTGGGATAAAAGATATAGATTTAACAGAAGCACAATCCATTCAATCTACTATATCTAAAATTCATTTTTATAATTATGTTGAAGATGAAGGATTTACCCATTTTTTAGCACATGATATGGGGCAGAAATCTAAAAAAGGAATAAAATCTATAGTCGGTGATGGTGAATATATTTATGTTAAAGGAACCCCTGGTGAAATGGCTGATAAATTAATGGAAGCAGGAGCTACATTTGAAAAAACAACCTTTAATAATATGAGACCTAGAATAGGTTTCGGAGGAACTTTCACAGAATAATTTGGATTTCTAGATTTTTATCTGTATCTTCCCTTACTGTAGGGGGTAAGGGTAAGGGTCGCAACGGATCGCACATTCGCACATTATGTCATTAAACAGTTTTTTCGATAGTATAGATACAGACGCACAGTTCGATGTGTGGAAAAAAACTATTACCCAAAAATTAGTTCACTTAAAGAATACTATCCCTATTGAAAATAGGGATGAACTTAATTATGTGGGTGAAACATTAGAGTTTATTAGTTCACTAAATCTTTTAAGTAGTGACTTTTTGGCTCACCATCCTAATATGGATAATAAAAAAACTTTAACTAAAAGATTAAAAACCTGTAATTCCTTTTACAGAAAATTTGGAAACCGGTAAATAGGTTCGTATATTAAACAAAAATTTATTATGTCAAGATACAAACAACAATTAAATATTGCCCTTGAAAGATTAGATCAAGGTTTATTTCAATTAAGAAATCAAATCAAAAGAGGCAATAATCAAGAAGCTCTTCGTTTTATGGGTGAGGAATTAAAAGAACTATATACTGAATTGCAAGATTTAGTAAATTTAGAACGAAGCGATGATCAAACTGGTACTGGATTTATAAGATGATAGGAGCAGAACAAATAAAGGTTAACTTTGAAGATTTTAATGGAGTCTTAGAAGCTAATTTTGAAGGTGAACGTTTAGAAAAATTAAAAACCCTAACTGATTGCCTTAAAGAACGTATGATGTTTGCTCCGGCTTCATCTAAAGACTGGTTTAATAATGCTTTTCCTGGTGGTTATTTAGACCATGTATTAAGAGTAAATAAAATAGCTAATCAATTATATAAATTATATGATTTTCATGGAGCTACTGAATCTTTTACAGGTGAAGAATTAAATTTTGTATCTTTATTTTGTCAATTAGGTAAATTAGGAGATTGGAATAACGAGTATTTTACTAAAAATGATTCTGATTGGCACGTTAAAAACTTAGGTATGGTATATAAATTTAATGAACACGTACCCGCCATGAAAGTTTATGATCGTACTATTTATCTCCTCCAAGATGCTGGTATTAAAATATCTCATAATGAATACCTAGCTATTAGAAACCAAGAAGGATTATTTGATGAAAGTAATAAATTTTACTTTTATAGTGGCCAAAAAGAAACTAAATTTAGAACCCACTTACCATTATTAATTCACCAAGCAATCCAAACAGCCCAAGAAATAGAATTCCAAATTTGGAGTTCTGGAAATTCGGTTATACACAAAGAATCTAAACCCGCTAATGCTTCCAAAGCTGATAAGACTATAAGGAAAGCTAAAGCGATAAACGTAGAAAATAATCCTAATTTCAACGAAAAAACAAAATCAATTATTGATTCATTCTTTACAGACTAATGGAAATTATAATTGCAATACTATCAGCCCTATTAATTGTAGCAGGATTTGCTATCCGTAATGTTATTAAAAAAAACGAAGAGTTAGAAGATTTTATAACAAAACAGAGTGAAGCTATAGATAACTGTAATCGTAGATTAAACCAAATTGATGATAAAGGTTTTTTTATAGCGGATGATGAAATAGGTTGGTTTTTCACCGAAGTTAAGAAGATTCAGGAGGCACTAAATGAATTTCGCCTTCGCTAATCTAAATGGCGAAAAAAAGAGGACGTAAAAGTAAAAGACAATATTTTACAGAAGACACAGAATTAGCTATAATTGAATATTTAGCTAGTGAAGATCAGGTTTTAAGAAATAAAATTTATAATGAACGAATCCATCACTCATTTTATAAATTAGCAGAAAACCTTATACATACCTTTAAATTTTATTATACGGAAGTAGATGATCTCGAGGATTTAAAACATGAGGTTATTTGTTTCTTACTTGAAAAACTCCATTACTTTAAAGTAGGTAAGGGTAAAGCCTTTTCTTATTTTAGTATTGTAGGTAAAAACTATTTAATTCTTTATAATAATAAGAATTATGCTAAAAAGAAAGGAAAAGCAGATTTATCAGATGTAGATACTGATGATACTATATTAAATAATTTTAGTATTCAAGAAACTAGAGCTGAAAAGGTAGATTTTTTAAATTTATTTATTGCCTATATGGATGTAAAGATCCACAGAATGTTTAAAAAACCAGAAGAAATTAGGGTTGCAGATGCTATACTTACTATTTTTAAAAAAAGAGAACACCTAGAAATTTTTAATAAAAAAGCTATTTATATTTTTATTAGAGAAATAACAGGTGAAGAAACTCCTATTATAACAAAGGTTGTAAAAAAGATGAAAGTAGTTTATCAAGATTGCTATTCTGAATATCTTGAAACTGGATATATTTATAACCATGAATAATCCACTTGATACAATAATATTTGAAGGTAAAACAGCATCTGACGTATTTAAGGAAATATATAATAATAGTAAGAAAAAAGATAGACAAGTTAATTCTTTAATTGCTGAATTAAAACCCTTAATACAGAATATAGGTGATGCCCCTGTAGTAGTTCCTCTTATAAAGGAATATTTAGAAATAGGTGTTAAAAATGATGAACACTTAATTAAGATGATGGCAGTTATCCAAAGAATAACTAACAATTCTGCTACTGGAGGTGGAGATTCATTACTTACTGATGAAGAATTAAAACAGTTACAACAAATAGCTGAAGAAGTAGTAAAAGATGAGTCTAAAACAGAATCGTAATCAAGGTAGTTCAATAACTACTAGTACTGGCCTTTCTACTTCAGGTAAGAAAATGGGTAGAATAGTTGATATTATTATGTCAACTGAACACCCAGCATATATATCTTCTGAAGATACTCCCCTTGGTACTATATTTTTTACTCCTATTGGTTTCCATACTGAAGTAACAAATAAAAATGCTACTTATAAAGCAAAACCTCTTTCAATAAATAATATTACTTATCCTTTAATAGGAGAAATTGTAATGTTAGTTGAAGAAATCCCAGTAGGAAATGATTATTATGATGATTTAGAAGGGGATGTTTCCAGTACAGAATATAGATATGGGGGTACTGTTTCAGTTCATAATAATTCCTCTAATAATGCTTTACCTACTCAAGCTAATTCAAGAAAATCTAAACCCAAAAGATCATCTAATGTAGGGAATGATGAAGTAGAAGAAACAAAACTAGGAGGTTATTTTAAGGAAAATGCTGATTTAAATCCTCTTGCTCCCGGAGAAGGGGATTCTATTATGGAAGGAAAAAATGGCCAGCGAATTCGTTTTACTACCACGGGCCCTACTGGTACTAATGCTATTAGTAATGGAGTTACAGATGACCCAGATGATGGGAATCCTAGTATCGGTGATAAAGCTATGGTATTAAGTTTAGGAAATGGAAGTCAGGAAAACGTTACTAATGATGCCGCTTCTATTTATATGCTTGAAAATCAAAGTTTACCTATAGATGCTACATCTACTAACATTGATTCTTTAAATTCAACTTATGAGCCATTAGTAAAACCATTAGAACAAATTAGTGCTAAACCAGCTCAAGTTATACCACAAACTTTATCTTCAGAAGAATTAGTAATACAACCTATAAATTTTAATATTTCTGCCCCCGTAGTAGAAAGAAAAGCAGAACAAAAACAAGAACAACCATCAATTGATCCTAATCCTGTATTTGCTGCATTAGATGAAGCACAAGAAGAAGGCTTATTAAGATTTGATATGGAATCAATAGAAATAGCAGGTACTGAATATGATGAAGAAGTAGAAAATCAACCTGATGTTTCTCAACCTACAGAGGATGATGGTTCAGCAGCTGAAGCAGCTATACAAGGAGATTATGTTCAAATAAATATTAAAGCCGCTAATACATGGAAATCTGGTGGTATAGGATTTTTCAAAAATAAATCAGGAAAAACTTTAAGATTAGGCAAACCTGATAGAACTTTATCAATGAAAAAAACCAATAAAAGAGATATTAAATATTTAGTAATACACACAGCAGGATGTGCCTCTTCCTGGAATGCTGCTGATTTAACTAGATTTTTCTTTAACGACAGAGATGTTCCTAATGATGGGGGTCCCTGGAATACCGGTGGATATCATTGGATAATTGACCAAGAAGGAAATCCTACGCGTATATATGATGATAAAGTTACAACTAATGGAGCTAAAGGTATTAATCCTAAGAGCATTCATTTAACTTGGACAGGAGGCTATTCACCCGAATATGATGCCGCAGTAGCAGCTAAACAGAATCCAATTGATCTTAATTTATTAAATTTTAATATAACTAAAATTCAAATCCTTAGACTTAAACAATTAATTAAAAGATATATAGAAACATACCCAGATATTAAGGTATTAGGACATAATCAGGTATCTAATAAACCTTGCCCTTTATTTAATGTCCCTACATTTTTACAACAAATAGATGTGGATCGAGATAATATAGAAAGAAGAGTCGGTTTTGCTAATCGAGGTTTTTATGCAAGATGGGAAGACCCAATATTAAAACAAGAAGCCAGACGGCTTGCATTATTAGTATAATATGGCTGAATTTATACAAGAAGATAAATATGTTGGTAAACAAATATTAATTGACAGTGATAGATTAGTATTTAATGGAAGAAATGATAGTATTTTTTCTGCTAAAAAATTATTTGTTTTCAAAACAGATGGTGAATTTCACGTTAATAGTAAAAATGACGCATTTCTAAATGCATCTAAGGTATATATAGGACCTATTGAAAATGGCCAGGATGTAAACATACCAGCTGTTAGAAGTAGAGAATTAAAGTTAATATTAGAAGATTTAATAGGTGCTTTAGAATTATTTTTCCAAATTCAGTATCCCCAAACTTCAGGTTTGCAAGGTCCTAATCCTGCGATTAATTTAAGTTTAACACAAACAATTTTAAAAGATTTAGCTAAAATTAAAGTTCGTTTAGATGAAATAGATAGTAAAAATGTATTTATAAAATGATAAATAATATTTTAAATAGTGTATTAAATAAAGCTTCAAATGAACTATCGGGTGCAAAAGATCAAATATTAGCTGCCTCTAAAAAACGAGCCCAAGAACAATTTGATTCTGATATTCCTTCACCCCAAAGTTTTAAAGCAGAATTAGAAGGTTTAGCTACAGGTGATCCAGATACTTTACTTAAAGCACAACAAGTCTATAATAGAACAATTGATATTTTAGAAAAAGCAATCTTAAAACTAGAAAGATCAAAAGAAGAATTAGAAAGTATTAAATTTAAATTAGATGAAGTTAAAAATCGATTAGGTTTTTTTACTAACATAGTAGATACATTTGATGAATTAATACAATTATTAAGAGGTCTTCCATTAGTTATAGATGGTATACTAGCTACTCAAGTAGCACTCACAGCAAGTGGTACTATAATTAATAAATGTGGAGAAATAAAAGATAAGGTTAAAGATAATGTAAAAAAGTTCGATGATGCTTTTGAAATTTTTCCAAAAGCTGAAGATTACTTTAATAAAGAAATCAAAAAACTAACAGGCCCCTTAGATAAGGGTATAGAAGCTATACAAGCTACTATAGATGCTTTAACAGCTATATTAAATCAAATAATAACATTATTTGGTAGTTATTTTGAATCACTTAATCTTCCCGAATTACAAGATACTACTACAGGAGACCAAGAAACTAATACTCCGTTAGCAGGAACTACGTTACAGGAATATTTATCTAACCCAGATAATTTATCTACTATAGTAGAAGATTTAATAATCCCTGCAAGAAAAATATATTATGAAGTAAGAGATGATGGTCCTGGAACAGATTTATTAGAAACGGGTATAATAGAAGAACAATAAGTTAAAATATTTAATATTTATTAAAAATAATAATTATGAAATTAAATGCATTTGAAAAAATAATTAGAAAAGTTGTGCGAGAAGAAATAGACTATGCTTTAAGGCGTGAAATTGCATTACTAAAAGAGGAATTAGGTCAAAACCCTAAACCCCAGGTTACAGAATCTAAACCGGATGCCACTAAAGAAGAATTTAGAAAAAAAATCCAACAGCAAATGCCCTCATTTAATACGGGCAATGGCACACTAGATTCATTACTATCTGAAACAGCATTAGCTCCTTCTCCTGAAGAAACTTTTGCTGCTAACGATCCTGTAAATGAATTCCTTAATAAAGACTATAGCCAATTAATGAATGCTATGGATAAAAAGAAAGAACATTTTAGACCCTAATGGCAATAAAACTCCGTAAACCTATTAAAATTGATCCTATTGACTTAGATGAAAAAGTTGCAGTAGGAATACGGTTACCTTTTAATAAGAAAAAAGTTTTTGACCTAGATTATACTACTAAAGACCATGCTAGATCAAAATTAATAAATGTATTATTAACATCTCCTGGAGAAAGATTAAATCAACCATTATTTGGGGCTGGATTAAAAAACAGATTATTCCAACAACAAACTGAAATAGCAGGAGATGAATTAAGAGCTATAGTTAAACCCCAAGTAGAACAATATATACCTGAAATAGAAATAAAAAATATTATTTTAAAGCAAGGTGGAATTCAAGGGCATATATTATTTGTAACTGTAAATTATAGTTTAGTTAATAATAGTGAAGAAGATTCAGTATCTTTAAGTTTTACTAATACGGATTCATCAACTACAACCTCACAAAATGGATATTAATGGCTTATACATCAAATAATACACCTAACACTAAACCAGTAAGATATTTAGATAAAGATTTTAGCGACTTTAAAAATGCTTTAATCTCACTGGCAGAAACTTATTATCCTGATTTATTAAATGATTTTACTGAAGGTAGTCCAGGAACTATGTTTATTGAAATGGCCTCTTACATTGGAGATGTACTTTCTTTTTATACTGATTCTCAAATACAAGAAGTATTCTTACAATATGCCCAAGAAAATGAAAATTTATATGCTTTAGCTTATAATTTAGGTTATGTCCCTACTGTTACAACACCTGCTGTGGTAGATTTAGAATTATTTCAACAAATACCAGCAAAAGGAGACGGACAACCAGATTATGACTATGCTTATACAGTACTAAGAAATTCGAATTTTTTACCTAATAATAGTACTAATATAAAGTATCTAATACAAGATGATGTAGATTTTACTTTTTCTTCTTCTGCAGACCCTACTGAGCAAACTGTTTATTCTTTAAATGGTACTCAACCTGATTACTTTTTACTAAAGAAAACAGTAAAAGCCATAAGTGCAGAATTAAAAACAGCTACTTTTACAGTAGGAAATGCTGAAAGATTTAAAACCTTATCCTTAGATGATAGCAATATAATTGGTATACAATCAATAGTAGATTCGGAAGGTAGCAGTTGGACAGAAGTTCCATATTTAGCTCAAGAAACAGTTTTTGAAGAAGTAAATAATTCAGAAGCTTATGATCCAGATTTACCACAATATAGTGGTCAGGTTCCTTATTTATTAAGAACTAAAAAAGTATCAAAAAGATTTACTACTAGATTTAGATCAAATAAAAAATTAGAAATCCATTTTGGAGCTGGATCTACTGGAGGTGATGATACAACAATTATTCCTAATCCAGATAATATAGGGCTAGGAATAGCAGACGGTAGATCTTTACTTGACAGAGCATATGATCCTTCTAATTTCCTATACACAAAAGCTTATGGTGAAGCCCCAGCTAATACAACTTTAACAGTTACTTATATGGTAGGAGGAGGTCTTAAGTCTAATGCATTAGCAAACGTAATAAATAGAATAGGAAATGCAACTATTGTACCACGAAGAGGTAATTTAGATAGTAGTACTTTTAATGATGCAAAAAATTCTTTAAGTTGTAATAATCCTAGGCCGGCTTTAGGTGGGGGGCCAGGTGATTCTCCCCAAGATATAAGATTAAACACTACTGCTCAATTTGCTGCCCAAAAACGAACAGTAACTAAAGAAGATTATATATTTAGAGCACTATCAATGCCCTCTAAATTTGGTAATATTGCTAAAGCTTATATTACACAAGACAACCAAATTTCATTAGAAACAAGTAAAAGAATTGCTAACCCTAATGCACTTAATTTATATGTTTTAGGGTTTGATTTAAGAAAAAATTTAACAACATTACCCGAAGCTGCTAAAATTAATTTAGCTACTTATATGGAACAATTTAGAATGTTGACTGATGCTATTAATATTAAAGACGCATCAACACTAAATTTTCAAGTAGAATTTGATTTACAAGTAAGACCAGGATTTAATAATGATATTGTCCTTATAAGATCTGTAAATGCTCTTAGAGACTTCTTTAATATTGATAACTGGCAAATTAACCAACCACTAATAATAGGAGATGTATCAAGCATATTATTTGGGGTCGAAGGAGTACAAAACGTTTCTAACATAGTCTTTTCAAATAAATTTGGCTTAAATTCAGGGTATTCTCAATTTAAATATAATTTTGAAGCGGCTACTAGAAAAGGTATTATTTACCCACCAGTAGACCCTGCAATCTTTGAATTAAAATAC